AACCGCTCAGCCTTACACAGTTGGCGTCTTGCTCAGCAGCTCAAACAACAGCAGTTGGACAGTCCACAACGATATGGACTTGTGCTTCAAGCTGATTGGCGCTGAGTTCACCGCAACAACTTCAACAATCAATTTGGGGAGCATTACTGTTTCCAACATGACTGATTTGCTTGTTACTGCTCCGGTGGACATCCCCGCGACATCTTCACGGGTTACGTTCAAATACACCCGCAGCACTGGTGAGACTTTCCTTCTAGCTCCTGATCAAGCGATCAGCCTGGAAGCAGCCGTTAGCGACACAATGCAGGTCCAAGCCATCCTGGAAGGATCTTCTACTGAGTCGCCCACCCTGCATCCTGGAGTGCTCAGCATTCCTGCAACGCTTGACACGGCTGCGACTTATGTTGGCCGACAGTTTGATGTTGCTGCCGGTGGCTCAACTATTCGGGTCATCTTTGAAGCTCAGTTAAATGGCGGCGCTGGCGTTGTCCCTCAATACGACAACGGAGGATTCCAGACAATGGCGCTGGGTTCAGCCACGCAAATTGGCGACGGCTGGGTTGAATACGTTTTTGAGGACACTGGAATTGTGGCTTTGTCTGCAACAAAGGTGAAACTCAATCTCACTGGAACGGCTGCCGGTCGTCCCAAAATCCGCAACATTCGCGCCGTAATGGTTTGAGGTACTAATTCATGACAACTGACACCAGAACGACCAACCGAAATTATCCGAAGCCCTACCCAAGTAACCTTTTGGCTGCTGATGTGGTCAGGCTTCGGGAAGCCCTGGACGCGATCGATACTGACATCGCGGCGCGTCCAGACGCAGCAACAATCAACGGCTTGATCGACACTGCCGTTTCGCAAATCTTGGACGGCGCACCCGCTGCCCTAGACACACTCAATGAGCTAGCGGCATCCCTTGGGGATGACGCCAACATGGCTGCAACGATTGCAAATGACCTTGCCGCAAAGCTCGACAAAACCGGCGGGGCTTTAACGGGTCAAATCACATTGCCCAACAATCCGACAGCCGGGACGCTGCAAGCGGCAACTGCTCTTTATGTAGAGCAGACCGTTTCAGATGCTCAACAATCTTGGGTCGTTTCTACGGCAAACGTTGCCGCCGCAAACGGCGACGGTTTGCTGTTAGACGTTAGCGGCGGCGCTTTCACTGTCACTTTGCCAGCGGCCCCATCCGTTGGCGATTATGTAGCGTTTGCGCATGCTGCTGGAGATCTTTCAACTAACAAAGTCACAGTAGATCGCAACAGCGAAAACATTCTTGGCCAGGCATCTAACCTGGAAATTGACAGCGACAACCTCGCAAACTTTCAACTTGTCTACGCTGGCGCAACTGCTGGCTGGAGGATTTCCTAATGACAATTTCACTTAAGGATCTTCTCTCCCCTGGTGGTGAGAACATCATTGACGAGCGTGAGTTTAAGAACTGGCAAGATTTTTATCATGGCCAGTTCAACGGCGACACGACCAATACAATCGATTACACCCTTCCGCAATCAACGCGGGTTGTTAACGGTGTTAGCTCAAACCGAGCAATCACTTCACAAACAACTTGGACCGTTCCGGCTGGTGTTACTAAAGTTCGCCTGACTTGTGTCGGCGGCGGCGGCGGTGGTGGCCGCTACAACTCCTCTTATTACGGCGGAGATGCTGGCGGCGGCGGCGGTTTTAGTACTGCTGAATACGCCGTTACGCCCGGTGAAACATTGACGATCAACGTTGGTGCTGGCGGCGGTGGCCGGTACTTGGCAACAACTGGTCATGGTGCTACCGGAGGATCGACGACGATCACTGACGCAAATACCGGCGGCACTAATGTCAGCCTGACCGCAACCGGTGGCGCTGGGGGTGCTTACGCCAACACCGGCAGCAACGGTGGCGGAACGGCTAATGCCACCGGAAGCAATATGTATAGCAGCACCAAGATCGAAAGCTCTGGTGGCCGAGGTGGTTACGGCTCAGGAAACTCTTTCGGCTTTGGTCCTGAAGGTTACGGCGCAGGCGGCGGCGGATCGGCTGGCAGCTTCATGGGGCCTGGTCACGTTGGCGGCCAAGCTTTCCAAGGTGGCTACAGCTACGGCTCAGCCGGTGGCGCTGGCATTGGCGGCCATGGCGGCTTCGCCAGTGGCTCACAGGGCCAATGGGTCGGTGAGCACAAAAGTGGCTCAGGTGGCGGCTCTGCTGGCCCTGGTTTCGGCGGCGGCTTTGGCTACACCCCTTCGGCTTATTCTTACTTCGATACCTACAGCGAAGGCGGCGCAGGGCACGCAGGATCGGCGTTCATGGGTGGCTACTGCGACAGCCACATGCGCGTGTCTGGCCTAGGCGGTGTCCCTGATTTCAACGAAAGTGACAAGGAACACTGGCTAAACAACAAAGGCGCACGCTATGGCGATGGCGAAGCGACTGGCCCTGCTAGCGGTTATACCTCCGAAGTGGGGAACAGCCAAATGGGCAAATACTCGTCGGGCTTCAACAATGAGTTCATCATTTTGAAACCTAAAACCTTCAATGGGGTCTTAGGTCGCCTCTGGGGCGGCGGCGGCGCCGGCCAAATTGCTAACAACTATGCCTTTGGTGGCTACAACCGCTCAGGCGGCGACGGCGGATCTGGTGCTGGTGGCGGCGGCGCAATGGGCGTCACAACGTCATGGAACTCAGCGAATAAGGATTGCCGAGTTTATAGCGATTGGGATCCAGCCAACATGGCTTGGAGAACTCGCGACACTGCTTTCTCGGACAACGGTTGGCGTATTAACGGCAACGGTGGCCATGGCGGCGCTCTTGGCGGCGGCGGTGGCAGTGCTTGCCACGCTTACGCCGGAAACGGCGGCATCGGCGGCGGTGGCGGCGGCGCAGGCGGTCACTACACTGGCGGTTACTTCGGCTATGGCGGCAGCGGCGGCCCTGGCTATGTCCTTATTGAATGGTGATCACAATGTATGCACGACTAATCGAAAACAAGGTGGTTGAAGTTATTAACCATCAGCCCGTTGGCTATCCAGCCGACTTTGAGTGGGTTGAGTGCCCTAAAGGCACTGAAGCCCGATCTACTTACGACCCCAAGACCAAAAAATTCAAGGCTTTTGTCCTCCCTTCGCGGGCTACAAAACTTGAGACAAATGGGGCGAAAGTTGAGGGTGAGGCTCTAAATGATCCTAATCTGACAGAGCCAAAGGATCGAGATCCAGATGCCCCCCGCCCAATTTAGGCGCGACTTGTTCCAAACCCCTTTATGGGTCGGATCAGTGGATGACTCAGATTTGATCGAGTCATCCACTCAACTCGCATACAAATTCCGAGATCAGCCTGGTGAAAAGGGTCTGGTGTCGGATTCTTGGTCAAAGGGCGAAACGTCAAATGACAAGAAACGCCAAAACAAAAAAGGCGTAACTTCTTTTTATTCAGAGAACCTAGTCGCAAACAAAAATTGGGACGAAAATCTCACAAAGCTTGTGAACTATTCGGGCGGTCTGCTGTCAGATACGCATAGCCATGACATGCTCGAAGGGATGAGGATTGGGAACGCCTGGGTGACAATTTACCCACAGGGCGGTTTTGTTCCGCAGCATATCCACTCCGGCTTTTGGGTCTCTGGTGTTTTTTATGCCAAAGCGGAAAAAGATTGCGGAGCGATTAGCTTTCAGGATCCAGCTTGGCTGGCCAAGAGCATGACAATTGCCGCAAGTAATGTCGGGCCATTCCCTGGACCGCCTGCCGGCTATGATTACGCGCCAAAAACGGGCGATATCCTCTTGTTTCCGTCTTGGCTGCCTCATCACACAATGGAAAACAAATCAGGGGAAGACCGGATTATCGTCAGTTTTAATCTAATTTTTCCAGCGCAAGAGCAATACCACAGCGACATCGCGGTGGGTCTACAAAAAAGGAATGCTGAAAATGTTTCCTAAGTACGTTTGGGCTGATGATGTTTTAACTGCTGATGAATGCTCCTTGATCATTGATAGCGGAATGCAAAATATGAAAAGGGCTAACACAGAAAACAACGATCCCGGCAACTACAGAAAAGGAAGTATCGGTTGGTTTTTAAAAGGCAAAAACCCAGAAACAGACGCTGTTCTTGAAAAAGTCATTTATGTCTTTGGCAAAATTGTCCACGATTATTTCTGTGGGGTGCAGCTAAACAAAATTGAACCGATTCAATTCACGCACTACGAAAAAGGCGACCATTTTGGTTGGCACTATGACGCTTTCGGCGGCGGCAACATGCCTGTTCGGCTCTTTTCGGCGTCGTTGGAATTAAGTGACCCTGAATCTTATGAAGGTGGAGGACTTGAGTTTCATGAAACCATTGAGAACCCGATCCCTCACCGCAACCAAGGCCGCTTGATTGTGTTCCCGTCGCTGCTCTTGCATCGCGCTCGAAAAGTTAAAAGGGGAACTCGGTCTTCGCTTGTTCTATGGAGCCGCGCTGATTGAGTAAACTCTTATTAATGCTGCACCCTGTTCTCGCTGTTAGCCGTTTGGCTGACAGCGCATCGAATGCCTACAATAGGCAAGACAATGCCGGAGCCGCCGCGTGGTTCAACTCACCCTTTAGCCAAAAGGACTAAAAAAAATGCCAAGTAATTTTCTTCACGGCGTTGAGGTCATTGAAACGACCGAAGGCGTCCGCCCAATTCAAACCGTTCGCTCTGCTGTCATCGGCTTGATCGGCACAGCGCCGGGGGCACAGGCCGCTGATTTCCCCTTAAATGAGCCTGTGCTTATTTCAGGAAGCCGCGCTAAGGCAGCAAAACTCGGCGCGACAGGAACCCTGCCTGACGCAATGGAAGGCATCTTTGCTCAGATTGGAGCCACTGTTGTCGTGGTTCGTGTTGAAGAAGGCGCGGACGAAGCTGCAACCCTTGTCAACGTGACAGGTGATGCGAACACCGGAACAGGCGTTTGGGCGTTCCTAAAAGCTGAATCAGCCGTTGGAGCTAGCCCAAAAGTTTTGTGTGCTCCTGGCTTCACGCATCAAGCGACATACACTGTCGGCTCTGAAGTTGCCAACCCGGTTGTTTCCGCGCTGGTTTCTGTTTCAGCTTCTGTCTCTAGTCGCCTTCGCGCAATCGTTGTTGGCGATGGGCCAAACACGACCGCCGCAGACGCGCACGCGCACGCAGACTTGCACGTTTCGGATCGCTTCTATTTAGTCGATCCAGCTGTAAAAGTTACTTCCAGCAAGACCGTTCCTGCATCTGCTTACGTCGCAGGCGTAATCGCTAAGAGCGATGCTGAGCGCGGTTTTTGGTATTCACCATCTAACCGGATCATCCAAGGCATTGTCGGCGTAAGTCGCCCCGTCGGATTTTTCTTAGGCGACGAGAACTCCGAGGCGAACCTGCTGAATGAGAACGACGTTGCAACGATTATTCGTGAAAACGGGTTCCGTCTTTGGGGCAATCACACCACAACTTCAGACCAGCAAAAGCAATATCTGTCCACGCGACGGATTGTGGATATGGTCAATGAATCTGTAATGCGTGCTCATCTGTACGCGGTAGACGGCTGCATAACGCGCAGCTATCTGTCAAACCTAAGCGACAGCGTTGCGTCGTATCTTCGTTCTCTTGAGACACGCGGTGCCATTCTTGGTAGCGAGGTTTCTATTGACCCTGACGCAAACACTGAGACTGATATTGCCAACGGGCAAATCACTATCGATTTTGAGTTTACGCCTGCCTATCCTGCAGAGCGCGTCCGTTTCCGTAGCGTGTTGAGCAACGGCTTCATTGAAGACATCTTGACTGATTCCAACGCTGACAATGAGTCAGAGCCGGACGCTCAAGCCAATGATCCAAACAACCAAAGCACGGCTGACCAGTCGGGCTCTGGCGCTACTAACACCAACCCTTAAGGAGGACTAGACAATGGCTGCCACTTTGCCAAAAGTGCTTCGTAACTTTTCGTTATTTATTGACGGAACGACTTACGCAGGCCGCATTTCAGAACTAACTCTGCCAACACTTTCTGTCCAAACCGAAGAATTTCGGGCTGGTGGAATGGATGCTCCTGTCGCAATCGACATGGGTATGGAGTTGATGGAAGCAGAATTCACGCTTGCTGAATACGATCCTGAAGTAATCAAATTGTTCGGCTTGGGAATCCAAGACGGAACAATTTTGAAAGCTAAAGGAGCGTTGCAGCAAAACGGCGAATCCGCCATCAAGATTGTCACGACCATGGATGGCTCAATCACGTCTTTTGACCCTGGCTCTTATGAGGCTGGCTCAATGACTGAAGCCGCTTTTACGTTCGCTTGTCGGTCTTATAAGCTGAACATCGGTGGGGAGGAAATCATCAACATCGACATCGAAAACCAAAAACGGGTTATCGGTGGCGTTGACCAGCTACAAAGCATCCGAAACGCAATTGATTAAGGAGCGATTCCCATGGCATCAAAACCCCGTCCAACTGAAACAGTCGAACTTGAATACGCCATCGACGTTGATGGCGTTTCTGTAGACACCCTTTCAATGAGGCGTCCTACCGTTCGTGATCAGCTCACATTTGAAGAAGGCAAAGGTGGCGAAGCCCGTAAGGTCATTGCCATGATTGCCAACCTCTGTGAGATCTCCCCAAAGTCTGTTGAGCAACTTGATCAAGCTGACTTTATAAGACTGACGGAAACCCTCCAGGGTTTTCAAGCTACCCAGTCGCAGAGCTAAGGCGGGGAGTCCTTATTCTCGCCAAGCTTACCGGCTGGGGTCTTACAGAAATTCTTGATTTGAGCGTTCGCGATCTGCAAGCGTGGGTCGTGTCTGCTCAAAAGCTAGACAAAGAAATTAACCAGCAACAAAAACGGAGGTAAAAGCGTGGCCAAGAAAACCAATCTCATCGTTGAAATTGGCGGCAAGGTCGGCTCTTCGTTTAAAAAATCGATCCGCGAAACGCAGCGATCGGTTTCAAGTCTTAGCAAAAACGTTTCACGAACCATTAACGACACAGCGGCAGGAGCTGCTAAAGGGTTCAAGAATGTCATCCGCAGCGATGCTTTTCAGGGCGCAGCCGTAGCCGCTGGCGGATTAGCTCTTGCGATGCGTAAGGCCGTAAAAACGGCAGCAGACTTTGAGTCTGGAATGCTCAAAGTCAAAGCTGTAACGGGAGCCACTGGGAAAGATTTCAAGGCCCTCCAGGCGAAAGCCAAGGAGATGGGCGCGAGCACTAAATTCACGGCGTCTGAAGCTGCCGCAGGAATGGAGTTCCTTGCGCGAGCTGGCTACACAACAAATCAAATTCTTGAATCGACAGGGCCATTGCTCTCCGCTGCATCAGCAGAAGGAATGGAGCTTGGCACTGTTTCGGATATTGTTTCAAATATTGTCGGATCCAACAAAATGTTGGTTAGCGACACTGCGCAAATCGCAGACACGCTGGCGCAAACAAGTAGAAAAGCAAACGTTAATATCGCAAGCCTTGGCGAGTCTTTTAAAGCTATTGGCCCGACAGGTGCAAACGCAGGATTAAGCCTGCAACAATTAAGTGCATCATTTGGCGTTTTAGGCGACAGCGGCATCAAAGGGGCAGAGGCTGGCACAGCGTTAAGAAATGTTCTTGTCCGCCTTTCAGCGCCGCCGACTGAAGCGGCAAAAGCTTTATCAAGGCTTGGCGTTGCGACTAAAGATGCCAACGGTGATTTGAAGCCAATGGAAACGATCCTTGGGGATCTTTCCGGCAAGATGAAAGCCTTAAATTTAGGCAGCGCAGAGCAAGCCGACGTTCTGTCAAAAGTCTTTGGCTTGCGTGCCTTAGCGGCTGGCCAAGTGCTTATGGAGGCAAACGCCAACGGCAAGCTCGCAGAAAAGATCGCACAGGTAAACGATCACCAGGGCGCGGCGGCTGACATGAGCGCGACCATGATGAAGGGCTTTGAAGGTCAAATGACGCTTATGCAATCAGCCTTTGACGGGTTGATGGTGTCGCTTGGGACTCCGCTCCTTCAGCCTTTAGTTGCAGTAATGCAGGCACTAGCAGGAATTGCCAAACCTATTGGTGATCTGCTGACTGACATGCCAATTTTGGCAACAGTCGTCGGGATTGCGTCCGCTGCATTTATTGGTTTTGTTGCTGTTCTCCCAATCATTGGGGCATTGTCTGGTGGCCTAATGGCCGTCACTGGAGCTGCTACCGCAGGGGCAGCGGCGATGATGCTGCTAACAAGTCCAGTCACACTTACGATCGCGGGAATTATTGGTCTTATTGCAGTCTTTTCGCTGCTCTATAACCGCGTCGATTGGTTTAAAAATGCTGTCGATGGGACGATTAATTTTTTAGGCAATGCGTGGAACACGTTATCGACTGGAATTAGCGCAGCATGGAACGCGACAATGGATGCGTTAATGCCAGGGATTGAAGCGTTTAAACAGATCTTTGCTGGCGCTGTTCAATATATTCAAGGCATTTTTCAAGTCTTTTGGGGCTTGCTTACTGGCGACAGTCAAATGGCTGTTGATGGTGTTGCCAATATCTTTGGAGGTTTAAAAAATATCTTTGGCGGCATCGTTGACGGCATTGGTGCAAGCTTTAACCTCCTGGTCGGAATAGTCACAGGGATTGCTACGCAAATCGTCAGCATCCTTACGGCTTTGCCAGGGCAGCTCCTTAACGTCGGCGGCGCAATTATTGACACGATCAAAGAAGGATTCATGTCGCGATTTAATGCTTTGAAAGATACTGTTGTTAAATCGTTTACAGAACTTCGCAAACTCCTCCCGTTCTCAGACGCTAAGAAAGGACCATTTAAAGACTTGACCGCTAGTGGTCGCGCAATCGTAACCACCTTGGCGCAAGGCGTTAGGGACCGTGAAAATGTTCTGCGAGACGCCATCGGGAACACTGCGGCTCTTGCAATGGACGGGATGGGGCCAACGTTTGCGCCGATTCAGCCAGCGTTTGCAATGCCTAGCGGCGGTTCATTCGCTGCGCCTATGGCAGCCCCTCAAGCGGCTCCTAAGCGGTCACGCGGGAATGACGGCAACGGGGTCTTTGGTTTCCTGAACAAGATCTTGCCGGTTGCTGCGGCTCTTATTCCTGGCGGCAGTAAATTCCAAGGCATAGCTCAATCCGGTCTAAACATCGGGGAAGAGCTAATCCACGGCGGCGGCTTAAAAGGGATCAACCCGATGCAAGCCGCAGCAACCTTGGCCCCGGTGGTCAACGTTTCAGTCGGCGGCAGTGACGCCTCAGCCGAGGAGATCGCTAGGGTTGTTACAACACAGCTTGAGCAAGTCTTGGCAGATGCTGAAGCTGATCAACGTGCGAGCTTGAACGACTAATGGCAAAAGATGTTCTCCTGACTATCGGCAAGTATCAATTCAGCATGGACACCGCTGCCCATAAAGATTTGCAGCGCACGCAGACTTTTCGCTGGGCAAGTCAGGCTCGATTAAGCCGCGAACCCGCGATGCAATACATGGGGGCGGGGAGCGTAAGCATTAACCTTTCAGGCTCAATCTTTCCGTCTTTTAGAGGCGGGTTAGGGCAAATTGACAGCATGATTGAAGAAGCAAAAAAAGGCGAACCATTAACGTTGGCAGACGGGCAAGGCAACAATCATGGCCGGTTTTGCATAAAGCAAATTTCCGACACGCAGCAAGTTTTCTTTGGAGACGGGACGCCCCGCAAGATCGATTTTCAAATGCAGCTTGAGCAGTATGGGGAAGACGCTGTTCCAGCAAACAGGGGCGGCAGCGGGTCCAATAACACTGGGGAAACAATCGCCAACCTTTGGGGCGTTGCCACTGATGTTTTTGACTTTTTAAACAAGGGGACCGCGTAATGTCGCTTTATTACAAATGCAAAGATGGTGATGCTTTAGACATGATCTGCAAAAATATTTATGGATATTCGCGCAGTTCTGTCGAAGCAGTTTTGGCAAATGAAAAGAACCGGGAAATCGCAAAAAAGATGCCATTGCTAGAAGCTGGCGACGTTGTTTATTTGCCTGATCTGCCTAAGCCAGAAGGGCCAACAATTTACACAAACTTGTGGAACTAAGCGATGAGACCACGATTTCGTCTTGAATCTTCTGGCGCTGATATTACTGGCTCAATTTCTGACCGACTTCTTAAGTTGCGAATAAATGATGATGCAGGCCAAAAAAGTGACACGCTAGACATTGCCTTAGATGATCGTGATTATGCGTTAGATATCCCAAGCGCAAAAGCAAC